GTTTAATGTTTGTTGTAATGCCATTTGCATTAGATAAAGATGCGAAAGGAAATGTGAAAGAGATCCTGCCTGAACCTTATATGCAAGCTTATAGCGCATCTACTTGGCCTCACTGGTACCAGCTATCGGCCGGTCCACGACAGAGTATAAAGTTTGTTGTTCCATATAGACATTATTTGGCGCAGTTGGCACTTGACCAAACCGCAGCAGCAAATTTTCGCTTTTTCGCGATACGTGCCTTCGTTATGGCACCCCTCTCATCAGCTAATGGAACTCCAGCTCCGGTGGAAGTAACGTTATTTGGCCGAATAGTCAAGCCAGAGTTTAGTGGTAGTATAATATCTAAAGGTATTGCTAAGCCTACGTATGGAGAGGCTCAAGGAGAAGAAGTGGAATTGAGTAAATTAGGTATTACGGTTAATAATCCAGGGCCTACAATGCGTGGGGGACCTATAACGCAAACATTTGATGCTGTTTCAGCGTTTTCGCGAGATGTCGCTAATTTTACACATGCAGCTGGTATGTCGGTGCCTATAAATTTGGCGAGCACTAATAGTATGCAGATTCGACAACCGCTAATGAATAAATGCTCTGATTTGCCGAATTCAGTTGTGTTGGGTCCATCGTCCGATAGTAGTGTCGCACCACAAAAGGAGTGCGTTAATAGCGAAACGGATGATATGAGTATTACACACATCGTCAGCTCACCGTGCTTGCATTGGACGTATAAGTTGAAATCTACAGACGCAGCTGGATCCACATTGTGGTATACGAAGCTACAACCAAGATTGATGACATTTGGGGGAGAAGGCTTTAGTAACACAGCCGGAACTGAATATCCTTTACCTATGGCGTATTTAGCGCGCATGTTTTCATTGTGGCGTGGTAGTTTTAAGTTTCATTTTAGTGCAGTTAGTTCAGGTTTTCATTCGGCACGGTTACGAATTATTTATATGCCAGGTAATGGAGGTCTTCGAGATACGTCGCTGTCTACAGATTTGTGGGCTGCTAGCACTGTCCGCAATGTAGTGTGGGACATTAATGATTCGTCTGATATAACGGTGGAGGTCCCATTCGAAGCAACAACTAACTGGTGTGAATCTGATACTAATACTACTTGTTCGCATGCTGGTTATTTGTATTTACAATTGATTAACCCATTAACATCAGCTTCTGAGACAGTAAATCCCATCTATATCCAAATATTTGTGAGTGGGTGCGATGATTTTCAATTCGCTCGACTCAGCTCATATTCATCAGCTTATGCCCCGGATTTTACTGCGCCAACTGCGCAGGGTGAGGAACGTGATCCATGTGCTATCCCAGCCAGTTCTTCAATGTGCCTCCGCGAACAACGAGGAATTTTTATGGGTGATGTTGATAGACGTACCCGCATTTATCGTGAGAGCACATCGAATGTGTACACTAGTGTCAAACAGTTATGCAATCAGCTGACTTTTATCGATCGGTTTGCTAGTGCCGCAGCAGATAAATATAATATAACTACTCGTTACTACAATCCTTACGGTCGCGGGTGGGAAAAGCGTGTATTTGATGACGATTTTTGGTTAGCTCCTCTGCATAAGTGTATTGCAATTTTTCGATTCATGCGCGGTAGTTACCGTGTGCACGTTCTTACAAATGGTAAGATCCAAGCTACTGCGTATGCCCATGATTTTCTAACCGATGTTTATCAGGAGCCAGAATTGCCGGAGGGTGATGATTTTATGAATGGCTCCCTAGCTCTCAGGTATACTAAATTTGGTTGTGCGTATTTTTATGATAATACCGTATTTCCCATTGATATCACTGTTCCTTACAATTATGTCTATCCGTGTACCTTAACGCTGAATCCCTTTAGCTTTAATCCACCAGACTGTGCAGTTATTGCTCTGTCTACGCAGAAAGCGGTGATTAAGATGTTGTTCGCTGTTGCAGGTGGAGATGATTTTATGTTGGGATATAGGATGTGTATACCGCGTTGCCGCTATGAGAAGAAAGCGTTTGTTGCGGCACTGCCACCTGTAGTCGAAGATAAGTCTTACTTGATAAATGTGGATGGGTTTCAGTATAGGTATGATCAAATTAGTGACACATTTGTCCCGATTGTTACAGATCCCAGCAAAGTGAAATATTTTTATAAAAATATTAAAAATGTTGGGCACGTTTGGACACACGCAGACGGCGAGCATCCAACTACTATACCTGCCGACATTCATGCACAGTTAGTGAAATATAAAGCTGAGGTTCCCCATCGACCCCGTCCCAAACGTGGGTTGTTTGAACGTTTTATGGAAGAACACCACACAGACCTAACGGATTCTGATTAGGAGTGCTATTGCTCCTTGCGCTTATGCGCTAAATTCAAGATCTTATTTTAAAGTTAATATGTAATTATAATTAAGCCAAATATGTTGAGCTCTTAATTAGTCCCCATTTTCTTTGGGGTTTTACCTATAGCTTAAAGCGAAA